GCTTAGTGTACGCCATTGCACGAGCTAGGGCCTTTGTATAACGAGCAGACAGTGAGTCATACAAGTTATCTTCAATAGCTTCCTCAGTAATTGAGAAACCCATTGCAACCGTCTCATGCACGTAACGTGCACTCCATGCTTCTTGCGCATTGTCATATTCGATGGCTGAACCTTCGTTTTTGACCGGTGCGGCTTGGAAACCGGATAGTTTGGTTTCTTCTTCAAACGAGCGATCTGAAGATTCTGTTTCAAAAATTTGGGCGTGCTCTTCGCCATATTTTGCATATTCCAATCCAAACAACGCGTTTAAACCGGGAAGTAGCTCTTTAAGGAGCTGGGCGCGTGAAATAGCCATATTATACTACTCCTTATAGTCCAACGTTATTCGTATACGAATGTGCGCTGGGGTTAAATTTAACTAGTACATCTGTAAAAGCATCGCCTATAGCAGAGTCAGCTCCAGAAGCAAACCCAATAATACGAAAAGCCGCTGCTGCTGTTTGAACAGTCGCGTCTAACGCACTAGTAGAGTTACCAGTCGTCGTTGATCCAGTTGATGTGCTTTGTACAGCAGCAAAAAACGTATTATTGCCTAAAACTGTTTGAGCACCTGCACCATCTAATTGTGCTTGAAATACTACATCAGGGTCAGTAATGACCTTAGCAGTAACAACACCAGTAGTGCCGGATGGGTAATATTGGTCGTTAATGAATTGACCCTGAGTATTTATATACTCACAACCAACAAAAACACCAACAGCACCGACAGCGGAACCACCAAGGTTATTAGTAGTGATGTCTGCGCCAGTAGCGGTAGAGATAGCAAGATAGCCATCAGCACCGATAATAACGACTTGACCGTAGAAAATGTTAGTGCCTTCTCCAGCAGGGTCAATCAATAGTGATTGAACCGCACCAGCGTAGGGCATGCCATCAACACGGTTTATGGGACGTAGCCCATAAGGAGCAGCAGAAGTTGCCATGTTAATATCCTATTTTAATTTAGTTTCCATTACCGAAAGTAACCTTCGTTTTCCGTTCATTGAACAGAGGCATACGAGGATCGTTTTCTCTCATAAGGTTGTTGTCTACAGAACGCATTTGCGATTGTGTTTGCTCATCATAGTAAGCAGAACGTTCAGCAATTAGTTCTGCTGGAGCCTTACAAAGCATTAAACCACCTATAACTACGTTATCTTTGAAGCGATCTTGCTCCACTGTAACTAACGTAATTTCTGGATGATCTTCAGCCTTAACAGGATTCCAACCTTCTCTTATTTTTGAGGACACATTCGTGGCGTCAACTTTACCCTGAGTGCTAACTCGTACCCAATGAAATTCATAACCCGGCTCGGGATTTGGAGATGGTAACACCTCGGGACGCGTCCAAGCCTTTTTACGGGTCGTTTTTTCTTGCGTTTCTAACTCACGGTTTATGCGGTTCTTGGCCATTATTGTTTCCTCATATCTAGTGCAAGCTGTCTGGCGTATTGCTCAGGAGTAAGTCCCAAGCGTTTGGAAAGCCGATACTGTGTTTGCGTCAACCTAATTTTCTTAGATGCTGTGCTCCGCGTAGCGGGTGCAACCACATTTGACCGTTTCCTTGGCTTTTCTACTTCCTCCCCCTCGAAATTCTCGGGGAACAACTGTCGCATACGAGAATCAATTCGCTCGTAGTAGTCGTCACTCTGAGGGTTTACACCCTCATTTACAAGTTTATTATGCAACCCCAGCGCGTAGCTTGTCATCTCTACGTCTTGGTTGAACCAGTCGTTCGCGTCTTGCCACGCGTGCGCCCGTTTATCAACCTCCACTGGCGGTGGGGTGGTTTCAGATACCATGTTTACATTAGTTTCATCTTCTTGTAAAGCTGGTAACTTAAAATTATTTAACCTATCCGCCTTAATCTTGGCATTTGTTAGGCTTTCTTGTGCAGCAAGGATACCATCTGGGTCTCCAGCTTCATACGCATCCTTATACTGCTTTTTAGCAGATTCTACGTCAGTTACTACGCTACGCTTAGCTTGCTCAAGTAATGCTGTCTGATTTTTGTTTACGTTGGATTTGAGTTTCTTATTCTCTTCCACAAGTTGTTGAGATAGTCTCTCCAACTCTTCACGTTCACGGAAAGCCACTTCTTTAGCACGGCGTTCGTCGTGATAGCCCTTGCTAAAATGCTGTATCCGTTTACGCACTTTCTCTGAATAGTCTTCCAACTCGTCATCAGTAATGTCTTCTGGAGGATCAGAGGCTTTACGGTTGCGATCAGCTTTAGGCGTATCATCAACCACTTCAACCTCATATTCGTCGTCGTCAGTATCCACTTCACTTTCAACGACAGACCCAGATTTCTTAGCAGCGGCCTTAGTTTTCTTACCTCCAATGTCCACTTCGATAGCACCGGAACCCTCCACTTCGATGTCTTGTTTTTCTTCTGTTTCCTCATTAGGAAACTCGTATTCTACTTTTTGAAAAGGCATGAGTTATCTCCTATACAGCCATAATGCCACGAGGATCGGGAATTACAGCTTCCACAGAATCATCGTTCATCAATCTAAATTCTTTTCCGTTAACCTTAAACCGTGTGCCTGTGTTCATACGGAACATCACATAGTCACCCTCTTTACACCAAGGGCCTTCGGGGAAACGATCTTTGTCTGAATAGGCATCTGCGCCCATGTCTATAACAATACCCATAATCGACATGATGTACTCTTTGTGCATCTGGTCAGGTGTTTTAAGGAGGGTACTGTCGTTATAATATTCTTCGACATCGGGTAAAGCTATTAACAAACGATAGCCAGAAGGTTTGGGCATTTGTGCTTCCCATTCCTCATCACTAAGTTCACGTCTGCTAGGGGCAAGCGGAATATCGAGGTCAATCCCCGCCATTTTTGCTTTCAATGCATCAGATCCTTCAATAGTCTGAGTATTAGTCATCATCTTCTTCCATGTTACGCGAGAGGTCTTCAATGTGTTGCTTGCTGGCTACGAAACCCCGAATTAAGCCAACAATTTCCTTATATCCTGCGAAGTCTTTAGCAGACCCCCCAGAAAGAAATTGAGTTGCAGACGATATATCTTCGTCGAGTTTGTTTATTAGCACGTCAAAGACGGTTTTAGCCATTATTCACCTCGTTTAGGCTTTTCAGCCATCATTCTCGCAATCTCTAAATCGAGCTTGTTGTTTTCTTGACGGCGTCTTTGCGCCACGTGAACACCCTCTTTCTGGGCATCTAGTTGTAATTCTTGTTGATCCAGCTTTAACTTTTCAGCACCTATCAAGGCATCAACTTGATCTTTCTGCGCTCTACGCTGCAAGTCTGCTTGTTTGATCTGCGCTTCTTGCTGATCTTTTGCTGCCTTGCGTTGGACATCTTGTCCCTTGAGTTGTAGCTCTGCTTGCTTCTGTTGGAAGATAGGGTCTTGTTGCTGTTGTTCCGCTTCCTTCTGCGCGGCTTCTTGCTGATTTCCCTGCGTAACTTGAACACCCGCTTCTGCTATCAGGCGTGACAAATCCACTTCGATCTGTTCTGGCAGTTGTTCCCCCGGAGGCGGTAGTGACACACCAAGTTTTTCTTCGATCTGCTGACGATACTGGAACCCAAGGTGCTCCGCGATATGCGCTTGTAGTGACGCCATAATCTGTTGGGCTTGTGGGTTCTGACCAATCATCTGAGCAACCTGTGGGTCCTGCATAAACGACGTGTGCGTTGCAATATGCGCCTTATGGTCTTGGTAGATAAACGCCCGTATCGGCTTGCCAACCAGAGCATCCATGTTCTCGCTGACTGGATCGGTGGGCTTGGAGTCTTCTCTTGTGGGAACAAGTTTGTCTGCATTCTTCACCCCTAACACCTCAATCATCTGTCGATGTAGTTGTGGTAGGTCATATATCTGAGGCGCTTGCTGGGCCATCTGTAGCACAGCTTGGTACTGTACAACTCGTTGGGCCATTGTGGAGCTATTAGGATCACTGACGGGGATTACATCCACCATCATATAGTCTAGCTGCCGTGCGCTTATTTCGCCTCGTAGGGGCTGATACCCGTACTCTTCGGGTGCGTGCTCTGCCATGATAGCTTTAAGGAGTTTAAACTCCTGCTTCATAGTGTAGTGGACCCGCGCTTGTACTGCCGCCATTGGCTTGAGAGTTCTCTCCAATAACGCCAACGTCGTTCCTACGGGAGCATTAGCTGACATATCAGAAATATTCATGTCAGAAATAGCGCCTAATCTACGACCTTCAGTCGTAATTTGATTCAACAAAGCTAAGAGAGTTTGGCTTGGTTCCTTGTAAGGGAGGGGCATAATATTGTCGCGGATACTACCTGACGGCACGTCAACATCTTTCCATTCCCCCGGTTCGATGGGAGTGTCATCCCCTTTGATACGCAGTCCTCGGGACTTTAATCCGCCGGGGAGATTCGACAAAGTACCCGCATCAACTAGCTGACGTATCAAGGAAGTCCCAGCCTTAGCATACCCACCAATGATATGAATAAGACCAAGGCCATAAAAGCCAAATCCCGGCACGTATACGTAATGTACGAAGTGCTGACGCTTGAGCATTAGCTCGTCGTCTTCATTCCAATTACGCCGTATAGCAAGGACTTCTCCAGTACCACGTTCAATCGTAACGACGTAAGGTTTTGCTATCTCGTCTTCGTCTTCATCAACATCATCAATAATTAAATCTGCGTGTATTTCATAAATAGCAAAACGACTATCGTCAGAAATAGAGAAGCCATCATCTTCGGCTTTCTTCTCTTCAATGTCTGTATGGAACGGCTGTGGGTCTCCTAGTTCTACATCACGGTAGAAACCCGCTGCCTGTAATTTTTTTAGTTCGTTCTTGGTCTTGCGCATGATATGCGAGACACGTTCGGCTTGCTCAATCGTAGACGCACCGTAAGGCACAATAACGTCTTCTGCTGGGATGTAGACCGCCATCTGGCGTCCTAGATTAGGATCAAAGTAAACCTTCTTAAACGCTGACCCTGCAAGCCCTAGGCTATACAGCATACGCTCGTGCTCTGGTCTGTACTCCACCATGCGCTCAGTAAGCTCATAGTTCATGTCCGCCTTTACACGTTCAGCGGCTTCAATCTTTTCTTGCGTTTCATCCCCAAGGATTTTAACCTTGACAGGTCCAGCGGCGGGGAAAGTCTCGCTCATTGTTTCTGCTTGGAACCGGATAGCTGCTTCTGCTAGAACTGTAGAATACACTCCACAAGCACCATCCCACGGGTCTGTACGCTCTTCGTATTTAAGTCCTAGAGTATCCAGTCCTTTAACAAACGTATCCGCCCACTCTTTTCGGCTTTCGATGTCCGCTTCTACAAGCCCTAACAAGTCACTAGATAATGCTTGTAGGTCACCGTCTTCCAGTGCCTCTGCCAAGTTACCATCAAACCCCACGAGGTCAGTCTCATCCATGTCAGGGATTAATGTGATCTCGACACCCCCATCAGACAGCGTAACCATCTCAGGATCAACAATCTCTATCTCTAGCGTAGAAGCGTCCATTTCTTCGACATCCTCTAAACTACCTTCTAGTTCCTTATCCAAACCTTCTGGAGCTGCATATAACCCTTTCTCTATCGCCATAATCTAGTCTCTCAGTAAAACCCACCGCGACGTTGTTTGAAGTATTGCTGCTCTTCTGGCTCGTCAGTAGGTAGTCGAATAAATCCACCCTGTCTAAATCGCATAAGCGCCATTACAGTTGAATCCACTAAGTCATCATGACTCATAAAAGGAAATCCGGCAATCTCTTCTACCACTTCTTCTGCCCATCTAGTAGGAGGTACCCAGCAAATACCCGAGGCCACAATATCTGCAACGGAGTTAAGTCGCGCTAACTTATCACCTGATCCTCTATGCGGAGTATACTCTGATACAGG